GTTAACGGAGTTGATTTTTCAGAGTCTACTTCAGCTGAACTAAAACGTGAAATCAAGTATGCTCTTGAAGATATGGGAGAAACTGTATGAAAACCTCTAGCACAAATGAAGCTATAATCAAAAAGATTCATAAAGCTTTACAGTCTGAAGGTTTAGAGTATATGGTTACTCGTGTTGAAGGTACTATTGCTCATATTAATGTGTATGTTGGAAATGATGGATTAGGAGATGATAATGTTAAATAAATATCAAGTCGAAATTAAATTATTAAATGATGTAGAATACAAGGCAGATTTTGCCACTGAAGCCGAAGCTATGGCTTGGGTTAAAGGTTCTAACGTCAACAATTTGTTATCAGAATGGAAAATGTCGGCTGTGACATTTTTATCACAGTCACAAGAAAAAGTGCAAGTTTGCTAAAATAGTTGTGTACTTCTAAGATTACCTGTGCTATAATACCTATAACGTTAACAAATGAGAGAGAATAATATTATGATGACTAATGCACAAAAAGCAGATCGCCTTGCACTTATCCGTGAAATCGCTGAAAAACGTAAAGCTCGTTTAGAATTCAAACAAACTTTGCAAAGCAAAAATTCTGCTGTTCGTAATTCAACTGCTCGTAAGACTCGTAAGACAGAAGTAGTTCAAACTGCTGATGCATTCTTCAAGTCTATCGATCGCATGGACGAAAACTATAATCAATGGACTGACGCATCTAAGTATGCTGATCAGTATTACGGTGACACAATGCGTGCCACTACAAAATTCGATAACGATTGGGACTAGTCTCGGTTGTTTCGAAAAACCTATCAAGCGATGTACAAGTTATGATGGGTGGGTATACTAGCCGGTACCGAATGGAAACCCGGACGTTTGCTACTAACGAGATTGTAGATAAGGGGAGAGGTTCTGCAGTAAGCCTCTCCCACGAAAACTATATTAACCTGCGTCTTGCAAATGAGGGAACCGGACCTAAACTTTGCCAGACGATATCGTCGAAGAACCGAGGCGCAGATTAATATAGTTTTATTAGGGTGTAGTATAATGGTAGTACAACGGATTCCAAACCCGTTGGCGTGGGTTCGATTCCTACCACCCTTGCCAGGATAATAAAAAGGTGATGTTATGAGAACTGTACACTATGTAGGATTTAGGGGTGACGAATATGTTCGTGCTCGTAAAATCTTTGGTGGTCCAGTTTACATCCACCGAGATTATGATGATCGAGTATTCTCTGAGGTTGGCGATAGCGATGTGGTTGTTTTTGGACCAAAGTATCATTATTGTCCATATGTCTGGGATGCTTCTGCTGTTGATAGGAGATACACTGAATGAGTATGCATATGATACAGGGCGTTCAAGTCCATGGTAAATCTAAAAAGAAAAAATCACCGGGCTGGAAAAAAGCCCAAGCAGAACACGAAGCTTTTCTTCGTAAAATGGGAATAGATCCGAATGGATCAAAGAAAAAGGAGAAAGTTACACTTGAAAAAGCCAAACCGATTGAGCGCGACACAACGAGCTATAACACAATCCCGACGTCGGACGTCATCTGTGGCCACGCGCCTAAACGACAGTCTAGCCAATATACGGGAGACTACATCGTCGGTATCGCAACAATGCACAAATCAAACCTTGTTCCGGTCGGCCGGGGCGACGATCCAAAAGAATATGCTAAAATGAGGAGAGGCTAACAATGCCCTTAGAAGTTGACATTTATAATACTTTAGACGGCGAAGGCATTCAAACTGATGTTTTTGTTGAAGGACGAGATGATCCAATTGAAACTATAAAGTCAGATTGGCATAGCGTGGTTAGCAATGAATTTGAAGCTTATTGTATTCCAAACACCAATTCACTTGTTAGTTCTGGATATACTGATACTGGTATTACTGATATGTGGAATTTAGTTTCTGCAATGCGTGATGCTGCTGATCGTTTAGAAAATATGGTCCTAGAGTGTAATGTTTTTATTCGAGATGATTGGGTAGAAGCCGGACAACCTGAAGATAAAAAGCCCTTTACTATATCTTATAGTGAATATATTAATGCACAATATGAAAAAGGAGAATTGTGAATGACTAGAGACGATATCTTAAAACAACTTCGTGAAGGAGTTATTACTGTTATCTTTACAAAAGTAAACGGTGATGAACGTGAAATGGATTGCACCTTGAACATGGATATTATTCCAACTTCAGCACATCCTAAAAGCGATGGTAATGTTCGTGAAGGTGTTGATACAACTATCAATGCAATCAAATGTTATGATGTTAACGCTCAAGGGTGGAGGTCATTCCTATTTGATAAAGTAAAAAAAGTTGTTTAAAACGCAAATTAACTGTGTACATTACCTTTAAACTGTGTTAGAATAACTTATAAATGAGGAGATGACATTATGGCTATGCGTAAGAAAAAAGCAGTAGTAGTAAAAAGACGGCCGAAGACCGGTGTTGCCGCAGCACCTATCGACAAAGGCTTTATGTACTGCAAAGACTATTTTCATATTGATCTCGATCGTAAAGATGGAGTCAAGCTAATGAAAGAGTATGTTAAAAAGAACTGCTCTAATTTAGACGCTAAGGCTATATTGGCATGTCCTGATTATGTGTTCACCGTTAGGACACATATCGCTGCCTGTATGCACTGGATTAATTCCGGCCTTGATTTTGAAAAGCGTAAGTTTATACAAAATCAATATCAAGATGATGGCAGCGTAAAGAAAGTTGAAGTAGAGTCGTTTTATGATGGTCATGACGCTGTCAGACGCTTCTTAGATTTCGCCATTGATGCAGGTAAAAAAATACTTGCAGAGAAATCTGAGATTGCAGAAGAAAAGTCGAATGTAGTTGTGTTGACTCCACTTCAGCGATATCAAGAGAAGCTTAATAATACTATTATGTCGGATCTTGATGACCTGGAAGACTCATGGATCGGTGGAGAAGAAGCTGATTTCGATTTATATAATCGTTTTCGCTACCATGGTCTAACAGGTAAAGCGGCTGAACCCGTTCGCAAAGTACTTGAGGGATGGCTTCTTGACTATAACGATGCTTATCACAAGCGCTGTGACCAGGCCGTGGAAGGCTATTCACATGTCAAGCGTTCTGTTATGAGACGGCGTATTAAACACGTCGAATTGATGCTTGCCGATTGTGATAAACTGAAAGCTGCAAGTGCTGCCACACGTAAGGTTCGTAAACCTCGTGTGAAGTCGGCAGATAAGCAAGTCGTTAATATGAAGTACAAGAAGGAAGATAAAGACTACAAGATAGTTTCTATCAATCCAATCTCAATAGTTGGTTCATATAGACTATATGTCTTTAATACCAAGACACGAGAAATTACCGAATACGTGTCAGGAAAAGTGGACGGGTTCTCAGTTAAAGGGACAACTCTTCAAGGGTTTGACCCAGATAATTCTCGGAAGATCAGGTTACGTAAACCTGAAGACTTCATTAAAGTTGCTCAGTCAAAAACTCCTAGGCAGATTAATACTGCATGGAGTAAGTTGACTACAAAAGAATCAAAACCAAACGGTCGCATTAACACCGACTGTATTCTACTAAGGATATTAGACAAATGATAAAGTATTTTGCTGTTGCTATCTCTCTCCTCATTTCATCTCAAGCACATGCAGAAAAAACACGAATCTCATTTGAGTCTGTAGATATGCACTGTTTGGTTTTGAACTCGTATTTTGAGTCACGTAATCAATCGCCGAACGGTAGTATTGCTGTAACTCATACAGTTCTTAATCGTGTTAAAGATAAAAGATATCCTAATAACACTTGCGATGTAGTTAAACAAAGCGTAAAAAATAAAGACGGATCTATCCGAAGAAACAAATGTCAATTCAGTTGGTACTGTGACGGACTGTCAGATAAGCCTCGTGAACCAGATGCCTGGTTAGATGCATTACACAGAACAGTAATCGCAGTCGACTTATACAATAAAGGATTCGATATAACTCACGGTAGTACTCATTACCACTCTAAAAACATTAAACCATATTGGAGCAAATCTCTTGATTACATTACAACCATCGACGATCATCACTTCTACAAATGGGGAAAATAGTACACCCATCATAACAAAGAAACGTTTTTCGACAATGGTTGAAGAGAAAGTAAAAAAGCTTTCAGTACCTTATATTGATGCAGTACTTATTGTATGTGAAGAACGTGAATTGCCACCCGAAGATATTAAGCGACTTCTAAGTCCAATCATTATAAGTAAGATTGAAGCTGAAGCACTTGAAATGAACGCAATAAAAGGCGGAGGAGCCAGACTTCCCATATGAGTTTGCACTATGACAAATTTGATTTAATAGAGATGCTCGAGAATAGAGTATACACATTTACCTATATGGATGAAAGAGACATGAAGGTAAAAAGATGTTTAACTCTTAACCGAGATATCATAGGCCAGCTGGATGCAATGCCTGCTGGTTTTCATAGTCTAATGGATGCAGCAGATTCATCACACGATTCTTTTGCTGCTCTTGATGTATATTCCAAGGAATGGCACATAGTATACATTGATCGTGCAATTAATATGAGAGAACACCGGTATGATAA